GGGGTCATGCTAGCCCCCACACACAACGGCCACGAAGCACGCAACCGCGGCGACGACGCTGGCGGCCATCACGACCTTGTCCCGCCAGTCCATCGGCCGGACGGGCTCGACGACGCAGTTGTCGGTGTAGGGGCCGAAGGCCTCTTGCAGCGTGCGGGGGTACTTGCGGGTGGTCGGGTTCACGGGTTCTCCTGAAGGTGGTCTGCGTGGCTGGATTTGAACCAGCGGCCTCCGGCTTCCAAGGCCGGCCGTCTACCGGGCTGACATTACACGCAGTCGGGTTGCACTCCACAGGCCCCGCGCGGAGCCTGCAGGCTACAATCAGACCAGGGCCAGGGCCTTGCTGAAGGCGGCAGTCTTCAGCTGGTCCCCGGCGCCGAACCAGGCCTTGTCCATGCGCAGGCTGGCGCTGGCCGCCTTGGCGTGGTGGTCGACATACTCCGTCACCGCGTTGACCACGCCCCAGGCGGTGCCCTCGGCGCTGACCAGGGTGCCGCCCATCGCCGACCCCTGGAACAGGCTCAGGATCTTGCGGTAGGCCGCGCTGTCGCGCACGTTGGCCGCCAGGTCCCGCTCGTCCTTGGCGGTGACCACGCCCTGGTTGACCAGCAGCTCGCCCACGAACTTCTGGGCGGCGCGGTTGTCGACCCGGACCTTGGCCAGCGCGCGGGCCGCGTCCACGAACACGCCGAACTCCTGGCGGGCGATGCCCAGGCGGTCCTTGAACTGGCCGGGCACGAACTTGCCGCTGTGGCGGATGCTGACCACGCGCTTCGCGTTCTCGCTCATGGCCATGCCCAGGGTGTTGGCGCAGACCACGCGCTCCGTCACGAAGCGGGCGCTGGTGGCCATGCTGCCGTCGCAGCTGGTGGCCAGCAGCAGGCGGCCGACGACTTCGTCCTCGCCCACGATCATCGCGCTGGCGCCGATCTTGGCCTGAGCCCACAGCTTGCGGCCGTCGAACAGCACGCCGGCGGTGTCGAGCACGAAGCCGTTGTCGCCCACCAGGTCGGCGAAGAACTCGATCACCTGGCGGGGCTGGACGATCTTGTAGTCGGCCGACACCACGCTGAGCGGGGCCTTCGTGTCGCTGCGGAAGATGACGTGGCGGTCCTCGAAGACCTGCTGGTTCGGGCCTTCGCCGAAGCGCACCCGGCTGCGGGCCAGCTTCCAGTCCATGCCGGCAGCCTTGACCCAGGTGTCGATGTCGGCGCCTTCCTCGACGCGCTGGCCGAGGCCGTGCCAGGGCGTCTCGCCGACGTAGGCCATCTCGGCGAAACCGTTCTTGCGAATGCTGATTGCGTGGGCCATCTCGAAAACTCCTGTTTGTTGAAGGGGTGACTGAAATGTAGCAGATGCTAATACCTGAGTCAACTCAGGGGTTTCTGTGCCACGGCATGCGCCTGCGGTTGTCGGGCATCGGCATCGCGTGCAGATGGTCTGGGTTGATGCACCGGTGGTTGGGGCACAGGTGGTACACCTCGTGGCCCTCGGGCACCTCCCCGTGCACCTCGCGGTACATCAGCACGTGCGCCAGACGCTTCGCGTGCTTGCCCCCTGGCAGGCGCACGCTGATGCGCGGGTAGCCGCCCACAGGCTTCGACATCTGGCCGTCGTGCTCCCAGCAGCCGTTTTCGTTCTGGCCCTCGGCCAGCGTGACGTGCGCCACCAGGCGCTCGTACATCGTCGGGTAGGTGCGGGTGGCCATCAGTCCAGGTCCGGGAACTCGTTGGGGTTGGCGGTGTTGCGGCACACGTGCGGCTTCGTCGCGTCGGTGTTGAACAGCCGCCACCGCACGCCGGTGTGCACCCAGTAGACTGCAGTGCTGCCGCAGTACCGGCACTGCAACCGTCGGCTGCGCGGCGAGCCGCCCCACTGGTCGTCGTCGTCGTCGTGGTCAAACGGATCGGGCCAGTCGTGCAGGCCATCTTGAAACATGCCGTCAACAATCTCGCCCATGGCTCACCCCTTCCGGTATCGGTAGCACTCGAACCCCGCCGCAGCCAGCGGCAGGCCCTTCGCCCACGGCGGGCAGTGCGACATCATCAGCGCCAGTGCGTCGCTTGTGAAGTCGCTGTTGTCGGGCGTCTCGGTCAGCAGCTCGTCGTGCACGCTCAGCACGATCTCGTAGCCGCAGCCTTCGATCAGAGGCATGTTCGCAGCCAGCACGTCGCGCGCGAAAGCCTGGGTCGCGTTCTCCACCAACTTCCCCCCGTAGGTCTTGATCTGCCCCCACCGGCGGGTGTACTGGTTGACGCCGAAGTAGCTGATCTGGCCGTCCTCTGCGACGCGCGGGTGCACGTAGCACAGGTAGCGGCCCGACGGCAGGCGGATGCGCAGCCAGGCGCCATCGCGCCGGGCCTTCAGGTGCTCGCCGATCTCGAACGTGACGCCCGGGTTCTGGATCGCCGCGCGCACGCTCTCGCCGGCCGCCTTCCACAGGCCCACTGTGTTGGGGTGGGCGTCTCGCCACAGCAGCACCAGCGTCTCGCAGGCCACCCACACGTGTTCGCTGAGGCCGTGCGTGCTGCGCCGTTGCTTCTTGAACCAGGCCAGCATCTCGCGCGCCCTGGCCAGCATGTCCGCAGGCGCGCTCGCGTGCACCGCGTCGGCCAGCTTGTCCAGGTCCATGCCGTAGACCGCAGCGAAGGTCAGGAACGCGGCCACGCCACCCTCATACCCTAGGCCCAGCTCCATGACCTTGCCGATCTGGCGTTGCTCTTTGCCGACCGACTCCGGCGCCACGCCGAAGGCGCTGGCGTAGGCCCGGATGTAGAGGTCGGCGCCCTCGCCACTGTCGAAGTCACGGAAGGCCCTGATCTTCCAGCGCTCGCCCGCGAGGTAGGCGAGGCCGCGGCCTTCGATGTTGGACAGGTCCGCCACGCACAGCTTGCACCCGTGCTGCGCCACGATGCAGCTGCGCACGGCGTTGGCCGTGAGGCCCATCACGTTGTCGAAAACGTCGACGGCGAAACCCCCCTTCAAGGCCTCGACGCCCTGGTTGAGGTAGTCCTCCAGCATACCCTCGGCCGCCTTCATGCTCACGCCGAAGTGCTCGGCCACGAGCGCGATGTCGGGCCTGGCCATGTTCTGCGGCTGGAAGATGCGGCCGGCCCAGCGCGAGGTGCGGTTGGCGCCGGCGAACTGCAGCGTGTTGCGCATGCGACCGTCAGCGCTGACCGCGTTCACCAGGGCCTTGTACTTGGCCGTGCTGGTCTTCGTCGACTCCAGGCGGATCGCCAGCAGGACCTTGACGCCGTCGGGCAGGTCAGGGTCCTCCAGCCGGCGGCGCAGGGTGTCGGCCTTCATGTCGGGCAGGTCGACGCCGTACTCGGCCAGGATGAAGGCCAGCAGCTGGTCGCGCTTGCTGGCGCTGGAGACCAGGCCGTCGGTGGCCTCGACCACCTCGGCCTTCAGGCGCTTCTGCTCCACGGCCACCGCGTCGATGGCGGCGTTGGCCAGGTCCAGGTCGGCGGCGAAGCCCCGGTCGTTGATGGCCTGGTCAAGGTGCCACAGCGCCAGCTCGGGGTGGCCGGGCTTGTAGTTCCAGCTCGGCAGCTTGCGGTCGATGGCACGCATCGCCACGATGTCCTGGCGGCTGTACTCCAGGAATTCGGCCCACTCTTTGGGGTGCGTCTCGCGCGTGGCGCGGCGCAGCGTGTGCCCCTTCGGGCGCGGCTTGCAGAACAGCTGGATCAGCTCGCGTCCGCGTTTGTCCTTCGCCTGGTCAGCGTCGAGCCCGACGATCTGGCCGACCTTGTCGAGGCCGCCAGGCAGGCCGTGGGCCAGGGCCTTGACCATCGTGTCCTGCCAGCGCTCGATGGGCACATCGACGCCCCAGACGTGGCGCAGGATCGTGCGGTCGAAGTGGCTGTTGTGGGCGACGACGGTGACGGCGGGGTCGCGGAGCGCCCTACGCAGCATAGGCGGGATGTAGCGGGTCGCTCCGCCCTGCCCTACGTCAACAACAAACGGCTCGCCGTCGTCGACCGCCCACTGCGCGACGATGATCTCCGTGCTCTCGTGCTCGGCGTACCGGTGCGTACCGTGCGTCTTGAGATCGCACTCGGAATACGACTCCAGGTCAAGCCAGAGGGTCGTCACGTGCGGATCTCCCACAGGGTGCGGGCGACACCCCCCGTACCAACGGGGTCCCGTAACGTCTTTAACTTGACGCTTGAATCGCTCCACGACCCGCGGGGCTTAAGGTCCTTGACTTTCACCCAGCCGGCAGCGCGCAAACTTGCCCCGGTCTCCCCCGCTTGGGTATACGTCACGCAACGGCGATAGCCCATCGCCTTTGCCGCCCGCCATATCGCGCCGTACAGCATGCCATTGGCGTTGCGCGCGCCGTCGGTGCAGGTTCTGGTTACTTCCAAGGTTAGCCCGTCATCGAAATGCCTAGCGATTGGGCGCCCGGCGGTCGCCACGCCAACCAAGCGGTCCTCCACCCACACTGAAACCCCGAATTTCCAACCCGTTGGGGGCGCGTTATGCCGGTGGTGCTCGGCGATGAACCCTTTGGCCCTAGCTAGCGTTATATGACGTATTTCCACGCAAAAACTCCAAGGTGTTAGGTAGGCCCGTTCCTTCACATGCCCCGTTCCTTGTTGCCACGCTGGCGGGGTGTTGCCACTGCGCGCCCGTGGTATTCCGTGTGCAGGCGGGCGCGGGTAGGATGCGAAAGCTGTGCCCCAGGCGGTGCCTATGCCCGGGTCGGATTCCAGCGTCCTGCTGGTCAGGTGAGGGCGCCGGGGTCGTCGGCCCCGGTGAAGTGTGACGCACGCCCTCACCTGACCAGCCCCTTGCGGGGC